TGTGCGTTTAGGTAATATTATGAGTTTGAAATTTGATATGAGATAGACACTCGTTGAACACACAATAAATGACCCTTTCGTGAATGGATTGCCCTCAGATACTCGATCTACGATCTGTCTTTGTGCAATCACTTCGTGTCTATAGTCATCTAAATATGTGGTCATTTTAGAGTTTCTTAGTTCATCCTTAAATTTCAAATCGGGTGTTATTTCTATAGAATTGTATTCATCTAAAACGGCATTAAGTATGAATGATTTACCCGTACCACACGCACCACAGATCATTACATGTTTACCTTCATTTATGTATGTACGTAACAGGTCTATTTCTTTTTGGTGGAGCGTATTGGACACAGTCTTTTTTTGTGTTTTTATTTTAACAAAGGCGTCCATGGCTGAAAAAAGAACTGATGATCTTGCTAATCAGGCTATAGATATTATTTTTGAAAATAATGCGATCCAGGATAGATTGATAGACCCAATAAAAAGGAAGGTTATCCCTTACCTATTATGTTTTGGTGTCTTTAATCTAATCCTGTTTGTGTTAGTCGCTTTCATAGCCAGTCGCATGTTTACTCACCCTTCTTCTTCGTCTTCTTGAGACGCCGATTCCACGTCTACCTCTTCCTTCTTTACTGGCACCTTCTTTGTAAAAGATTCAACAAACGCAGACGCACGTCGGCGAATTCCAGTCTTTTTCAATGGATCTTCTATAGTTTTATTTCCGGGCATGACACGTCCACGTAACTCGTCCAGTTCATCCTTTAATTCTTCTTCGGTTAGGTTTCTTTCCCGTGGATCTTTGAGAAGACTCATGATCGAATATTCCTTGATGGCCTTGAAAGGGAGTATTGGGTGAACGTGTAATATTTCTGGCTTTGTAAAGACGTCATCATCGGGGAATTCCTTGTCGAACGCAGTTAAGATTGATTTGGGTATGGGTGGACTTTGTTCTATGAGCCTGTCCATTTCTTGTTGACAATCATGAACCATGTCACTTCCATCCATCGATCTGTTTACGAGTGAAAGATTGAGTTCAAGTCTAATTTTTCGCGACAGTTTACCATACAATTGTGACGCAGAACGATGACTCTCCATGAGTTCGTTAATCTTCAAAAATTGCATGATAGTCGCAATAATACCGGCGATGAGGTTAAAACCTCCGATGATGGATGGTACAGATGAACGTATACCAACGGGGAATTGTTCTTGGGCGAAATTTGCGGTACCGGTTATGGTAGAGAGCACGATAACAGGGAGAGTAAAACGCATACTTAATTTTTGAAACATGAGAAATGCTTGGTAATTTAAGTATCTATAACACGCGGCGGCTTCACCCCACTCTTTGAGTACTTTTTCCTGTTGAGGGTGCCATTTCCTCGGTGGCTCCGGTTTCTCTATGTCTTTGGGAAACCCCTCGATGGCGTTATTATTTTCTTGCTCCATATAAATAGATGAATATTATATTCTTCATTCACCTCGTATTATTTGGTGCGGTACTCGTAACACCCTTCCTGAAAAATACGCAGTTGCTTGAAATGTACAGCATAGTGGTCCCATTCATCTTTTACCACTGGTCCGTGAATGACGACACGTGTGCGCTCACACAGATGGAGATGTTCGTTACCGGAAACAGTAAGGACGAGACATTCTTTGGTCGTATCATGGGGCCTATATATAAGATGGATGACACGGATGCAAATAAATTTTTGAAAACGGTCATGTTTTGCCTTTGGATGTTCACGCAATACAGACTTGGGAGAATTGATTTAAGATAACCTTTTCTTCATCGTATTAATGTCAGAATTGTTCATTAAACCCTTATTCTTCATGGCGTTCATTATGCGAACTCTATTATTGGGTGGGCTATTTTTTAGTTTATTGAAAATTTTATTTATGATAAATGGTTTCATATTACGAACCACGTTATTCACATCATTTCTAGAAACATTTGAAGGAAGATTAGTTTTTATTTTATTCACATTATTTCGTAAATCATTCAATGTTGAATTTTGTAAACGAGCCTTAATGTTCCTTAAATATACATTCTTATTCACGGAGTTGGTGGGTTTTACTGTTTTTACATTATTCTTGGTAAAAATACCACCGTGAAGACGACCCCGAGTTCTACCGCGCATGTACCCATTTATACCATTCTTGTGGTATACTCTTCGTAGTGTGCCATTATTTTTTACATTTGAAATATTATTTATATAAACTCTTTTATTCTTGGGAATATTAGAAATCTTATTTGTGTTTGAAATTTCTTTGTTAAATAATTGAGTATTTTTAGAAATGCGTTTGAGTTTATATGGTTGAAACCCCCGAACCATGAACGCATTTTTGTTATATACTCTATTACTACTGATAGCTATCTTCAAAGTGGGTTTCAAATTTTTAAAACTGTTTGGAAGTGATGTTAAACTAACTCCACGCAAATGAAGAAAACCCAGATTTTTAAGATTACCGAAACTTTCTGGAAGTGAGGTTATATTGGTATTGGACAAATCAAGCATTTTCAAGTTTTGAAGATTACCGATACTGTTTGGAAGTGATTTTAATTTGGTATCGCTCAAATTAAGTATTTTCAAGTTTTCAAGATTGCCGATACTTTCTGGAAGTGATGTTAATTTGTTAACCATCAAATCAAGCGAGTCCAGATTTGTAAGCCCGCCAATACTTTCTGGAAGTGATGTTAATTTGTTATCCATCAATTCAAGTGTCTCGAGATTTGAAAGATTACCGATACTTTCTGGAAGTGAGATCATCTCGTTCTTGATCAAAGAAAGCCTAATCAATTTTTTAAGATTACCGATACTTTCTGGAAGAGATTTCAATTTGTTACGACCAGCATCAAGAAGGTAAAGGTTTCTAAGATTACCAATACTTTCTGGAAGAGATTTCAAATTGTTCTTATACAAAACAAGAACAGTAAGTTCTGTAAGCTTACCAATATTTGTTGGGAGGTTTCTCATTCCCGCGTCAGATAAGGAAAGAGTCTTTTTATTTAAGGCTACCGTAAGTGTGTAATTTTCAGTTGTTATCACCACTGAGCCGGACATACTATTGATAGAGATTTAATTATTGGGTTATACTAAATGAGTAGGTCGTATGCTAACGCCCTCGGGGGAGTTCAGAAAAAAACATTCAGGGAGTTTGCTGATATGGTAGCCGCGAAGCCAAATCGATTGGTCATAAATGTGGAACGTTTACGAAAATGGTATGATTGGTATTCGAGATCGTCGCTCACCAATAACAAAAAGCACGCCATGATAAATCGGGCGCTCAAAGAACAAGCGCACATGAAATTGTTACCCAGTATGATGAGCCAGACGGACGCTGAATTTGTTACAAAAATTACAAATTATTATAGACCAGATAATGCTGATATACGCAAGATAAAGGGTATGCTCATTGGTCAAAGTCCGGGTACTCGCTCTAGAATAGAAAATGTCATGCGTTCGAACGCGACAAATAAAGATGATAGAATATTTTTATTGCTGAAATCGAGAAATACACGCGAACGCTTGTTAAATGGGAGTTCGACCGGGCTTACAAACGACCAACTAAACCAAAAACTACTCGAGCAAGGTAGACCACTCAAAAAATACAAGAGAAACAGGGTTCATACACAGGTTCTTATACACGGCGGAAACGGTGGTAATGGTGGTAATAGTAGGATGAACGGTAAAGTTGGCAAACCCATAGGAGTTTCTATATCCGGAACGGGTATGCATAATACGGTACCAAAGTACGTAAATAACAATTCCAAGAGAAGTGAACACAACGTTGTTCGCAAAATAAACATACGAGGTGGTATGGGTGGTAAAGGTGGTTCAGCCGGTATGGGTGGGGAAGGTGGAGAATCCGCTAACATAAGACTTACCTAAGTATTAAAATCTAAGTCTACTAATAATGAAGGCGAAGACTAAACATACCTCTATGCTCATAACTATATTCGTGTTATTGCTCATAATTTTGTATAAGCTCACACAGCCCCAACCCGTGAAACGAATCCACACGAGAGAGCGCGTCCACGTCCCAGTTCAGATTCCAGTGACCCGTGAATTTAGAGCGCCACCAATCAAGGAATACAAACCACGACGCGTTCAACAAATGGGTGTGTTACTCGGTGAAAACAACGAGACGCTCCCCCTGTACGGCAAGGAGGTTCGTGGACGCAGAGACAGATACCATTATTACACGGTAACCCCGGGTGATCAAATGTACTCTCTTCCAGTGTCGATGGGTGAAAGAGATTGCATGGATGATATCGGATGCCAAGAAATCTATGGTAATGAGACCGTGAACATTCTCGGTCAATCGGGTGACTTTTCCGCGAAGTTGTACCGAACAGACAATTTCTTTTAGTCTCTGTATATATAAAGGATGCGATTGAAACAGGTGATGGAGGTGACACCGATTGCGTCTAGAAAAATAAAAGAACTATTACTGGCGAATGATAAGGAATACCTAAAGATCGGGGTAAAGACGAGAGGATGTAGTGGAATGATGTATACGATGAATTACATGGATAAGAGCGAGCGCAAAAAGTTTGACGAGTTAGTGGAGACGGAAGACGGAGCTAAGATTGTCGTCGACACGAACGCGTTGATGAGTATCATCGGGACAAGGATGGATTATGTGAGTGATCGTTTGAAGAGTGAATTCACGTTTGAGAATCCAAACGCAAAATCTAGCTGCGGGTGTGGAGAGTCATTCATGACATGAACACGTTTACTCTTCTGTGTTATCCATACCCATCGCCTTTGCGATCGCGCTGTCCACTGTACTCTTGAGTCCAGTGTACTGAAGACCGCAATCTGCGAGAGTGACACCACTCGAGCTCATGCAACAACACAATAAGCACCACATTAACGTGATGTTAAATGGTACGGGCGCACCTATGGATTTTAATGCACTCCTCGTCATCCCAACTGGTTTATATATCATATATAAGCAGCAAAGGCAGCTTATCGTCGAGGCGAGCGACCCTGGGTTACATTTCCAATCAACCATGATTTACTATTTATATATATTTTATTCTGTGTGTGGGTTAACGATGTACTTTTCGAGAGCTTCGAGTCGGTCACTGTATTTAGCGATTAAATCGAGTTCCGCTTCCATGGCTTCCATCACATCGGAATGTTCACCTATACCCGATGGGTTTGATAGGTATATTTCTACGTTGGCGCGGTGTTTGGCGATCATACCCCGCGCGTGCGCTTTCATGAAGAAAATTAATCTATCTCTTTCCATTTTTATAATAGACGCGACTCACGTTTAAGTGTATTAAATGCTGCAGCCAATCAGCATGGACGCAAATATGACCATGGCCAAGCGACCAGTTTTAAGATAGTTCATGTCTTCAAATTCCTTGATATTTTGACAGCGTTCAACCGATCTGTCCACAGATATTGCTGATAAACTGGAACAAAGCACACCCAAACCTATAAATTCCGCGTAATGCATTTGTTGTAATGGGTTAATGTCGCCGACGACCCAATTAGTGGTTCCTAAAATTACACCGTATACCGCCGCTTTTCCAGAAACAGCTTCGATGACTTTAGCCGGTGTGATTTCCTGTCTAGGTCTAGAGGCACACGTTACGGTTCGTGTACGTTTAGGTAAACGTGGTCTTGCGATTATTTTCGCGCGAAGGGGAGTTATCATTTTTTATCATTACGGTGAATTCTCTAAGTGGTACTTTTGGAAATATCTAACCCGAATCTCATTTTCATGTGTTTCATCGCGTCCCCTAGACTTGGTTCACTCCATAGAAGCCATCTAGACCAAAACCCCGCCGTCTTCAAACCCGAGATTTCCCAATCCTCGAGTTTGCTCTTAGTCACTTTAGACATTCTTTCGTGTACCCTTTGTGGATCACTGAATTTACGCGTGTCCCCACCACCGTGTCGTAATACGTAGAGACGCATACGCATTGGGTTCTTGTGTATGGTATAGTCCGTGTATCCTTTGCCCCCAAAGTCTACATGGTCACCATCTGGAAATATCACTCTGTACTTCTTATCCCGGATCGGACTTTTCTTGAGAGTAACTTTCATTATTATTAACATTTGAAAATTTTTAAAAAATATTTTTTTTATTTTTGAAACTTTTTTCTTTTAAAAGAAAGTGAAAAAAAAATTATTTTTTTTTCAATTTTCATTTTCGAAAAAGTATGGTGTTCATTCATTTTCGAGGAGACCACTGAACAAATTAAGGATATCGGCAAAGTAGTCGAACGACGCACCCACAAAATTACCTTCGTAGTTTCGTCTCAGTATGTTGTTGGTATCGTATATGACGAAGAGGGCAAACAGTGGTACGATGATCTGAGAATACCTCTTACCCGTGAATAGCCTTACCAAAATCAAACCTATGAGACACACGAACAAAATCGACCCGAGCATCCTGAGATCATACCCGAGCACGTGCGTGATGACACCTAACGCAAACATAGCGATGAAAATGGTGACCGCATCGAGCAAAGCCTCCTTTACGTCTCTCTTACCTCGCGTACCCAAGAACATACCCGCGACGGCGGACAAACCCGTGAAAAGCATGAACCGCGTGATGATGTTCTTCGTAAACGCAAACATGAGAAGCGCTACGAACCACGCGACCATGTACGTGAGCGCATTTTCGGCGACAGCCTTACTCATTTTTGGATCTTCTATGGTAGCCTTCGCAAAGCCGTATGTCACGAGTGACTGAAATATCAAGTTTGCGAACACCTTTGATAGGAACATTCTATTAATATACACGTCTAAAATAATTTACTTTTTCAAGAGGAGGTAGTGGTGGTACAAGTGAATACCATTGATGTACAAACCAATGGCGAGTGGTATCAACAAGGTTGGGCGCTTTTTGTACACGGCTGGAAGCGCCATGGCGACGGCGAAAAGAACCATGGTGAAGTAAAGCACTGGTGGTGCGATCAAACCGGTCTGCGTTCTAGTGAGACCCATGAAGAAACGCTTATCGAGGGTGTCGACTTCATCGGTTGGTTCTGGCGCGTAGTATTCCTTTCCTTTATAACCTGGCATTTATTATATATGAAGAAAATATTGAAATATCTCTTAGGCTCGGTTGTCTTAGTGGCGTTCGATTATTTTAAAAATCCAATAGACCGCCTGTATTTCAGCAGACCTCTCAGACCACTCGTGGGTATACGAAACACACTCATAGATATGTTTTGTCATAGACCATTTTATTACCCAAAAGATTACAGTGATTTGTGGATCATTCGATTGTACTACAGAGAACTAAGAGACGCTGTATTGTCGGGCATGAAGGACGCTAAAAAGTACTACTTTCATGACGACGATTCGTGGTTTGAAAAGAACAATAACTATTATTATTACAAAATTGAGGATTTCCCACTCATAAAGAGGCGCATAGACAAGATACCGCGCGTCGTTGGTGGAGTGATATCCGTGATGGAAGGACCCATGACCATACCACCTCACCGAGCGGAACACAACTTATATCTCAGATACCACCTCACACTCGAGGGTACGAGTACTCTAGACACGGAATACGAGACGCATGAACACAAACCGGGCGAAGATTTATTATTCGATCATTCGAGATATCACACGGTTAGGAAGACCACGGATGATAGAAGAATTGTATTGATACTTGATATTAAAAGATTCTAAAATATGAGATGGTGTCTACACACGGCTTTATATGATT